GTTGGACAACCGACGGCGCATCAGCAGTCCCGTCGGCCTTACATTCTTCGAGGTGGACATCAGTGTCTACCTCACGCCGGTCAACGCGACCACAACTGTCATCAGCTGGTTGCTTGCCCGGCAATCCACTCGCCCGCTCAGATCCAACAAGGTAGCTGCGTGCCGCCGGGCCCTGTCGAGGTCCTTTGACACTATCATGCAGCACTGTCGGCGCCAGCCGTGCCCCATCGCTCATACTAGTACCCTGAGCCGTCTCAGAAGTACCTGCGCCCTTGAGTAGCGTAGGATTAGACCGTTGGGTATCAACAGCGGGCAATAAGGTGGCCGCCTCACTGATACTACAATCTGAAAACTTCACCGTCAAGTCCATGTTCGTTACTGATGCTACCCCCGCCCTAAGACAATGTAGAGCAGATGCCGCAGCAGTACGCTCTCGACGCACGTCACGGGGCACAGATTTGTACTCAACCACCCCCTCACTGAGCAACATCGTAGCGTTGAACACAACCTCAGCACCACACTCGTTACTCGAAGGTAGACGCCGCACTGTGGCGCCGAGATCATCAATCGAACCAAAATCGAGGTGCCTAACCAGTAGACGAACCGCCTTCCCGGTATAGATACACTCGGCAGGAGCAATTAACCCCGAATGGCCACGTCCCCACAGCCATCGATCTAGCCCTTCACGGTTGACCATCTTGTCTCTAACTCCTGAGGCACCACCTGCGAGACAAAACCTCGAAGGCTCTGCAGATAACACACTCACTTTTGACAGGTCACCAGACGGATGCAGCCGCATATGCTGAAGCATCCCGTGAATGCGAGCGCTACGCCAGCTAATATCCACCGTGTAGACATCACCGCGCTCGCGAACATTTGAAGCACCAGCGAATGCAGGCCTTGAGCTAGTAGCCCCAGGTCCCGCCAGAGACCCGTACCCTGCCCGTACTGTCTCTGAAGTCCCCACTCCAGCCGGCAGCACACACGTCGGCTCAATCCAAAAGAACGGAGCTATCGTCTCATGCTCAAGGTGCGCAGGCTTCTTACCAGCCGCCTGGCTACACGCAGACATTAGATGATCACACGCC